TATTGAGGAGATTGAAGCGATTGGTATTGAACGTGACCTTGCCGGGTTACCAATGGCATACGTCCCACCAGAGTACCTTTCACCGACTGCAACAAGCGCACAGAAAGCAGTCCTCCAGTCTGTTACTGAGATTGTGCAAAACATTAAACGGAACGAGCAGGAAGGTGTCGTGTTCCCTGCCGCTTACGACTCCAACGGTAACCGTGTCTTTGACTTGACTCTCCTGTCGGCTTCTGGTTCACGACAGTTTGACACCGGGGCAGTAATCCAACGTTACGATCAGAGAATCACAATGACGTTGCTGTCCGACTTCCTACTCCTCGGTTCTGATCGGGTCGGTTCGTTTGCTTTGGGTTCCACGAAAGTAGACTTGTGGACTCTCGCCGTGGACTCTATCGCTAAGTCAATCGCTGAGGTAGTAAACCAATTCGCTATCCCGCGCCTCCTAAAACTAAACGCTATGCGTACCGACAAAATGCCGTACCTGACTTACGGCTCCGTCAGTAATGTTGTTCTTCCAGAGGTCGCAGACTTCGTATCGAAACTGGTTACTGCCGGTGTACTCACCCCGGATCACGGTTTGGAGTCGTACCTTCGTGGCCTCGCTGACCTTCCCGAAGCGGAACCTGTCCTGTAATGCTCGTGTTTAAGGCTCGCCCTAGACGCGACCCGGCACAAAGGGTGGATCTTACTGAGTCGCAGAAACGGATCATGCGTTTACTGAACACAGCGATGAACGAGGTTCGTCGGGAGGTTATTCGTGATGAAGGGAAACTCCTTGACGCGATAGAACACTTGTCGCTGGACAAGATTGTGAACATGGTGACAGATGAGCCGTGGCTAGAGATGCAGCGTCAACTTCAGGAAGAGTTGTTGGGGGAACTAAACGACGCAGGTAAGAGGGTGAAACTTCCCGCTATTCAGAAAGCCACTATCACTTACAGTTTCAACGCGACACGACCAGAGGCCGCAGCGTGGGCGCAACTTGAAGCCGGGAAAATGGTGAGTCAGGTCATTGAATCCCAACGTGACGTTGTTAGGGATTACGCTTCTCGCGCAAGCATGGGTGAGTTCACTCCGAGGCAAGCAGCCCGTGGTTTGCGTGACGTTGTTGGTTTAACCACGCAGCAATCTGGGTGGGTGCAGAACTTTCGTGACAACGAAATCGGTCGTCAAATGGCGACGGGTAAGAACTTCGATCAGGCTTACGCCGCGAGTGAGAAAGCCACCGACCGTTACCACAATAAGATCCATAGGTATCGCACGGAGACTATTGCCCGTACCGAAACTTTGAGGGCTTCTAACGAGGGAAGGAACATGGCGTGGGATCAGGGTCTTGCTGAGGGTTACATTGACCCGAACGCGACAAAAAAGTGGTCGGCTAATGCGGGGGCTTGCCAGTTGTGTTCACCTTTGGATGGGGTAACAGTTCCGCTTAAAGGAACGTTCCCCTCCGGTGATCCACCCCGTCACCCGAACTGCCGTTGCACTGTTCTTCTTACTGACGCTATCCCGACTGATATTGCTTCGATGACTGACGCTCAATTAGACGCTGAAATAAATAGTCTTTTAAGCGAGTTTCCTGATGCCGGGATGGGTAAGTCTGTTTCGTTATCAAATGACGAGTTCGACATTATGAAAAGGGATAGCGGGAAGGATCACATAGTGGGCCGTAACTCGAATGGCTCACCGATTTTCACGCCGGAGAGACAAGCCCTTCACGATAAGATTGTGAACGATAATTTAATGGGGATTAAGTCAAGTCAAGAGCCAACCTTCACAATGTTGGGGGGCGGCCCTGCGTCTGGTAAGACAACTGAACTTGGCTCAATAGCGGGTGTGGGTTCTCGCGGAAGTGCGACTGTTAACCCTGATGCCATAAAAGAATTGCTACCTGAATACAACAAAATGTTGGCGGCAAAGAACGCGGAAGCAGCGGCGTTTGTTCACGAAGAATCTTCTTATATTGCTAAGAGAGTTCAGGCGGCTGGTTTTGAAAGAAAAATAGACATGGTTCTGGATGGGACAGGGGACGGCGGCGATAGTAGTTTGTTGTTGAAGATAAATAACGCTAAGGAAAACGGTTACACGGTTCGCGGAGTGTACGCAACTATTACCGTTGACGAGGCCATAATCAGGTCAACTTCTCGCGCCGTGAAAAGCGGCAGAGAGGTTCCTATTGAGGTGATAGCCGTTACTCATGCGCGAGTTTCAAAGGCTTTTCCTACTGCTGCGAAGTACATGGATCAGGTGGATCTGTACGACACTACTGTGAGGAATACCCCAAGGATTATAGCGAAAGGGGAGGGTGGTATATTGAGAGTGTTAGATGAGGGTTCCTACGAGGAGTTTTTAAGAAAGGCTGATTTATGATTAGCGACGAATATGTAAGCCGCATGGCAAGAGAAATAACCATGAATGTTCCCAGAAAAGAATCGTTAGTTCCAATAAACGCAGAGACTACGAAATACTGGAACAGGCTGGTTAAACAGATAGCGAAAATTAAGGCTGACGGACGTACTGTTGAGATTCCTTTTGAGACTCCTAGCGTTGATCTGGTTGACCCAAAAATGATCGTTGAAATAAAATAACTTCCAGAGTTCACGGTAACAACTGTTAGCGGTAAACTAGCGTTATGGATCTCCTCGCTCAGATAGAAGCACTCACCGTAAGCCAGTTGGCTACCCTCTCTAAACGGGATGACGCTACGGGGATTCTTGCCGAGTACCGGCTGGCAGCATTAACAAACTCACCTGCACCGTCACGGGAAACAGTTGTGACGGGTGAAGGCTACGCGATTGTTGCGGCTAATGGGGAACTGAAGCGGCTAGAGGTTGACGGGTATTACGCCACTTCTGACGATGCAGAGGATCGTTTAGAGGAGATCCGATATTTTGAGAACGCTGTTATCCGTGAGGGTTCCTTTGTGTCTTGGAACTCTAGCGGGGGCAGGGCACGGGGTAAGGTGGAAAGAATCCTACTGGAGGGGAGCGTCAAAGTTCCCGGAACGTCTTTCACGATCAACGCTGAGCCTGACAATCCCGCTGTCCTTATTCGGTTGTGGAGAAAAACCGCTGACGGTTGGAATGAAACGGACACTGTTGTTGGTCACAAAATGAGTACTCTGACAAGTATCGAACCGTTGTCGAAGGAATCCTTTGAACCGCCGTTAGGCGTACAGGAATCAGGCCAACAGGCACTTGACTGGATTGCGGAAGGTCACGCGGGGGACGGTTTCACGGATGTGGGTCGTGCACGGGCTTCTCAACTGGCACGGGGCGATAATGTTTCACGGGAAACAATCGGGCGTATGGCTTCTTTCCTTGCACGTCACGAGGGCAACTCAAGTGCTGAGGGCTGGAATTATGGGGAGGACGGCTTCCCGTCACCGGGACGTGTTGCTTATGAGGCGTGGGGTGGTGCGGAAGGGAAAACGTGGGCTGACTCCATCATGGGGCGTGAGAAGGCTGCTTGCCCTATCGCAACTTACAGTGTTCCCGTGAACTTGAAGAACCGGCAGACCGCTATTGAGGTTGCTGATTATGGCCCGTTAAATCCGGGGCTACCTAACGATGAGTATTGGGAGCATCTCGCAACTTATTTCGATGTGACCCCGGTGGAGGCACGATCAACTGTGTGCGGTAATTGTGCCGCGTTCGATCAGACAAGCCACATTGAGGACTGTATCGTTGAAGGTTTGAGTGGGGATAGTGAAGATCCGTATGACGTTGTTGAGCAGGGGGATCTGGGTTACTGCCGGGTGTTTAAGTTTAAGTGCGCTTCTGCCCGGACATGTTCGGCGTGGATTGCAGGCGGCCCGATAGTAGATGATGAACCGTTGGAGTTGGCGAAAGCAAAGTTTGTTCGTAAGTCAGAGGATCGCCAGTTCACTCTTGGCCCTCTGTATGTTCCCGATTTTATGGATGCTCATGGGGAGTGGACTGACCCGGATACTTTACAGGCCGCTGTGTGGGGCTGGGTGAACTCTGGTGATCGCAGGATTTTCTTGCAGCATGATCGTGACGTTGAGGCTGGTAGTTGGGTGGAGGTTATGACGATGCCGCAGCCGTGGACGGTGGACATGCTGGGGTCGGATGGTTCTGTGGCGGGTGAGGTGACGTATCCGGCTGGGACGGTTTTCCTTGGTGTTATCTGGAATGATGAGTCGTGGGCGAAGATTAAGCGCGGTGAGTTGCGCGGGTATTCGATTGGGGGCATGGCGGGGAGTGTTTATGCGGAGATGCCGGAGGACGCTGTCCGTGAGGGTGTTGAGGTTCCCGGCTAGGTTAATGTTTAATGGAGTTTTAAGGGGCTTCTAACGGGGTTTCCCTTCATGGTTGGGTGATTACAAGGGGATTATTGTTAGGGGCTACTGGAGCCTTGTTTGTGGGGGTGGTTTATTTACCCCCCCCGCTGATTAAGCACTAGGGGGTCATGCTATGGTTGGCCTATCGGAACAAGGGGTTCCGAGAAAAGGGGCAATAAAATGAAAGATACAAAAATACAACCAGAACTAGGAATGGGCGCGACTATCTGTGGATATTCCGACCGCCACGCAGCCACAATAATTGGGATGACCTACTTTTCATCGGGCACAAGAAAAGGCGAAGTAAAGGCTGTCACGGTTCAACGGGACAAGGCAACGCGCCTAGAAATAGATCCTGTCTACGGAGTTTATGGCAAACAGGATTATTCCTACGAAGCCGACACCGATGCTTATGAAGAAACCTACACGTTGCGTAAGAATGGTCGCTGGACGGTTAGTCCCGGCTACGATACAAGCAGTCTCTGGATCGGGACTCGCAGGGAGTATTACGACTACTCGTTCTAAAAGTTACACCCCCCTTGTATAGGGCAGGGGGGGGAATGTTACACTTGAATAGTAGGGCGGCAAGGGGTCGCCCAATAACAAAGGGGAAAAAAATGAACGCAACGCAGAAAGAACTCAGAGACAACTCCATTGAAAAAAATGTTGTTCGACTTCACCTCAAGCAGTCAGAGGTGCTTGAACTAATCGCCCAACTCGCCAAGCACGGCCGTGATGACGTTGACTTTCAACTGTCAGTCAGGTCAACACCTCACGAAGGTGGCCGTCTAGCCTTCATCAACCTAAATGGATTCTCAGGAATCCTAACAACCGCAACCGAACAATTCGTTGCACTGAAAGAAACGCCATGAAACTTACCCGCCGTGGAGAACTGGTCATATACCCGCTGTTTGTGTTGGCGATTGTTGCACTCATGGGTTTCGCTGGCTGGATCGAAGGAGGCATCTAATGAACGTGTTTATCAAAAGCAACGGTAGAGTCATGGTGGCGTACAGTTACGGGAAACCCGTCGTGGGCTGGAGCAGGGTGAAGCAGCAACTCGTAAACCCGTACACGCATGAACCAATAAGTCACGCAACCATGCTGGAGTTCACCACGCTACTTGAGCAGTCACAAAAATGAGTTAGCGTGTTCCTCTAGTACACTAACAACCTAGACCCCGCCCGGAGTTGAGCGCACCCCTTACGCTCCTCCGGGTGGTTTTTTTATGCCCGGCGAAATCAGTGTACGATTAGGACACTACGAGTTGGAGGTGTCCGTGCCGCGCAAAGCCCCAAAAATGACTGAACTGGTTATTGAGGAAACTTCCGGCGTGGATCACCCTGCCCACTTGCATGAGGGGTGGCTCGTAATGAAGGCCGCTAACCCGGAAACCGTGGCAGACGTTCAACGTAACCTGCCGGAACCTATGGAGGCACTAATGGAAGAAACCACGGAGGTCGTGGAAGAACTGAAGGCAGAAGATATGCCGGAAGAAAAAATGGAAGACGAAGTTAAAGACGCTGAAGAAGACTTGATGGTCGCTATGGCCCGTATCACTGAACTGGAAGCCCGGATCGCTGAAATGGAATCCGCTATGGAAGAACCTGACATGGAAGAAGTAGCAGCGATGGATGGTGAAGAAATGTTGGACAAGGAGATGCTTGCACTCGCAAAGTCCTCCAGTCCTGACGTTCGTACCGCTATCGTCAAAATGGCTCGTGATAAGGCAGTTGCTGAAAAGGCACTCGCTGTCGAACGGGAAACTTACGCTGATGCGGAAGCCACCACGAAAGCGAAAGCCGCTTACAGCCACCTGTCTGTTGCCCCTGACAAGATTGGCCCTGCCCTTCGTCGGCTGGCCGGTATTGACTCGGATCTGGCAAAGAGCATTGAGGATGCGCTCGCAGCAGCGGACGCACAAAACGAATCGGCTGACATTTTCTCTGAGGTCGGTAAAGGCTTTACCGTTAAAGGTGACGCTATCGACAAAATATCTTCCCTCGCTAAAGCAGCGGTAGCAGAGGGCAAGTTCGCAACCATTGAGCAGGCTTACGCTCAAGTTGCAACCGAAAACCCTGCACTCTATAACGACTACCTGATTGAGAAGGGAGCCTAATCATGGCTTACGAATTTTCTAACGCAGCGGTCAAGACAACCTTTACCGCCGGTGAGGATCTTTCCGCTGCTCAATTCAAGTTTGTGAAGGTTGACAATGGAACAGGAAACGTTGTTGCTGTTAGTGGCGCAACCGACCGTCCCGTTGGAGTCCTACAAAACGCGCCTACGAGTGGTCAAGCCGCAGAGGTAACCATTGTTGGTGGAACCAAGGTGAAGGCTGGAGGCTCCGCATCCCCGGGGCAGCCATTGTTCTCTAACGGTTCAGCCGTTGGTGTCACTCTCGCTTTCGGCACAACTGGTTCAGCGGCTTTCGTTGTCGGTGCTTTCATTGAAGTTGCCGCTTCGGGTTCCATTGTTTCAGCCGTCATCAACTGCGCCGCACCCGGTCGCGGACTCTAGGAGGAATAGAAATGCCACAACCAACCGGCTCACAGGTACATGTTGACGCGATCCTGACCAATGTGTCAGTCGCCTACATGCAGAAGGCTGAAAACTTTATCGCGGACAAGGTGTTCCCTATTGTTCCCGTAGATAAGCAGTCCGACAAGTATTTCGTGTACGACAAAAACGATTGGCTTCGTGATGAAGCGCAGGTTCGCACTGACGGCACTGAGTCCGTGGGTTCCGGGTACAACATCAGTACAGCAACCTATTACGCTGATGTGTACGCGATCCATAAGGACATTGGTGACCAGACTCGCGCTAACGCTGACGCTCCTATCAACGTTGATCGTGAAGCGGCAGAGTTCGTTACCCAACGGCTCCTGACCCGTCGTGAGATCCAATTCGTCAGTGACTTTATGACTGGCGGCGTGTGGGGTAACACAGCAACAGGTGTTTCTGGTGTTCCTTCCGGTGGGCAGGTTCGTCAGTGGAGTGACTACGTCAACTCTGATCCCATTAACGACATTGAAGAAGCCAAAGCAGATATCCTTTCTGTTACTGGCCTTTCAGCGAACACACTGGTTCTCGGGTACGACGTTTTCCGTCAACTGAAGAACCATCCTGATCTCGTTGACCGGATCAAGTACACATCGTCACAAACGATCACTGAAGACATGCTGGCTCGCATGTTTGACATTGAGCGTGTACTTGTATCGAAGTCAATCAAAGCCACGAACGCTGAAGGTGCTACTGGTGCTTATGCGTTCACTACCGGCAAGAGTGCGCTTCTCGCTCACGTCGCTCCGGCTCCCGGCCTGTTGACTCCTTCCGCTGGTTACATCATGCAGTGGACTGGTGTTTCGGGTGGACTCGGTGCAACAATCGGAACCTCCTCGTTCCGTTTGGATTCACTTCGCGCAACTCGTATCGAAGCGGAACTCGCTTTTGATAACAAAGTTGTTGCCGCTGATCTTGGGTACTTCTGGCAAACAGTTGTTGCTTAATTAAATCCGCGAACGACGGCGGGATCATCCTTGATTTAAGGGATGATCCCGTTAGTCATTTCTGGACTACAATAAACTGGAGGAGGATGTTATGGCTTTCACATATTCAGGTAATCCGGGGTCGTCTACTCGTGATCTGGTGCGGTTCCTCATTACGGACACTAATGCGGCTGAGCCGTTGTTTCAGGACACGGAACTTGATTACCTAGTTACCACATGGGAAAACGGTTACACAGCCGCTATCGCAGCGGTACGCACCCTTATAGGGCGTGTGGCAGATGGGTCAAGCGAGTCTAAGAAGGTTGGGGACTTGTCGCTTGCTTCGTCTACTGGATCTTCTACCGGGAAACTGTTGAGCCTTATTCAGCAACTAGAAACTGCGCGGTTTAGTTTGTACCCTGCCGCGCCTATCGTTAACCATAATTCCCTGATTAAAACAGTGGAGAAAAAAGACGAGGATTCTGGGAGCGACTTCGTGCTAGGGCAGATGGACAACAAAACGTGAGCATTGAAACAGCGTACCTAGAATTGTTTTCCGAAACGGTAACGATTTTTGCCGCGTCTACTATGGACGCTTACGGCAAATGGTCTTACTCTGCGAGTGTGAGCGTACCGGCTCACCTTGTGTCGGAAACAAGAATGACTGTTGCACCTGACGGACGTGAGGTTGTTGAGACAGGGAAGGTTTACTTGTACGGGCAGGTAAATGTGACAACTGATTCGAAAATCCTTTTCGCAGACGGTTCACTCCCCACCATTATTGGTGTTGAGAAGCCACACGATCAGGTGGCTTGGCATCATACTGTTGTTAGCGTAGGTAAATAGTTATGAAAATGTCTGTGCAGATGGACGGGGCAAGAGAACTCAACGAACTTTTAAGCCGGGTTGCTTCGTTTGGTTTTGTTAAAGAGTTCGAGCAGGCGATGTTTTCTACTGCTAACGAGGTTTTGAATCAGTCCAAAAAAATTGTTCCTGTTGATCTGGGTGCATTGAAAGACAGCGGCAAGGTGGAAAAGCCTAAACGTTCGGCTACCGGGGTGAGTGTAGAAATAACTTACGGTGGAACATCCGCACCCTACGCCTTGTATGTTCACGAGGATCCTTCGGCTCAGCACAAAGCCGGGAAGTCTTACCACTTTCTTAAAACACCTGTGGATGCTGCGAGAACAACTTTTGTTAATGACCTTAAGAGAAGATTCATTAGTTACCTGCGGAGGAAGTAATGCTTGCAGAGTTAGCATCTAAACTTGTTTCCGCTTCCGTGGGGACACTTGCAACGGACTTGTTCCTTGGGATAATCCCGGATAAGCCTGACTTGTGTGTTGCTTTGTACGAGTTTTCTACTGTTGCTCCACTGGAAACGTTAGGCAACATGGATGCCACTTTGGAGCGTCCCGGTGTTCAGGTTTTGGTTCGATCCGGTCGTAACGATTACGTTTCTGGTCGAAACAAAATGGTTGAAGTCAGAAACATTTTAACGAACATTACTGACGAAACAATTTCGGGTGTTCGGTTCCTCCGCGTGTCCCCTGATTCGAGTATTAACTCTATTGGGGTGGATGAGAACGGTCGCCCTAAGTTTACTTTGACGTTATCCGTTGTGACGGAACGGTAATGGACGAATACGGTAAGGGTTCAGTTTCTGTTGAACGGCCTCGTTGTTGGCGTTGCAACAAACTACTTGCTGAACTGGTCACTTCCCCGTGGCGTATCGCATGTCAGAGGTGTCGCGCCGTCAACCAACAGGAGTAATTTTGTCCCTGAAAGATGAGTTTACTAAAGCCCTGCAAAATCAACCTGAGCCGCCGCGCCGTAAAAGGTGGACTCCCGGTGTTGTGTGGGACGGTGACGAGGGAACTGTCACGACTTCTACTATCGCGGGTGAACGTAACCCTGACTGGGATCATGTTCTTCGTCATTGGGGTCTTGACCCGGAACTTTTTGAGGTTGTGGAGCCTGTCCTTTTTAATTCGTGGGGCGGGGAGGATGGGGGGAATAACCGGCAGTACAAGGCACGGGTTATCCGTCGGACAATTTCGGGTGTTGATCTGGAGCCTTTGATTAAGGAAGCGTTGAGAAGGAAGCCTTCGAAGAAAGTGTTCGAGGGGGAGGGTGTTCTTAACGTGGTTCTTGCTGACTGGCAGATAGGCAAGAATGACGGGGATGGACTTGAGGGAACCATTGAGCGTGTCATAAACGCCCGAGAAGGGGTCATACGCAGAGTTAAAGAGTTGCGGAGTATTGGTAGGGGCATCTCGAAACTAAACGTCCTATGGACAGGGGATTCCATTGAAGGGTGTGTCGGTTTTTACCCGTCACAAACTTTTAACGTCGAACTTGACAGGAGAGATCAGGTGAAAGTAACCCGCAGACTTCTCCTAGAC